TGCTTCCTCAGGGTGGAGCCCAGGCCGCTGAGTATACCCGTCAGAAAGTAACTGGTATTCCTACAGCTGGTAAAGAAGGAACTCCTGAAGCCACCTTAGATTTCCTTAAAAAAGCTTACGGTATTGATTTAGAACGCACTAAAGAGTTAGGTGAATATGAACGTGGTGCTCTTGTTAATTTAACAAGAGATTTAAATGCTCTTCAATTAGATCAATTTAAAGCAATGGCACCTGAAATTGCGAAGTTCCGCAATGATGAGCTGGTTCGCAATCAGGCTCTGATGGCATCTCGCGGTAATCAACTTGCACGCTTGAGCTTGCTTCAGACGGGTGGTGCTCTTGCAACAGGTGGTCAAGCTGAAACTGGTGCCACCGTTCGCACAATGATTCAGTCGAACCCTTACGCAGCTGCAACGGTGTTCTGATGACTTTTCCTCAGTTTAATTTTCCTTCTGCTGGCGGCGGTGGTTTTGCCCAAGGCTTTACGGGTACCTCACCGGTTACCGCTGGTAAATACATGGAAGCATTCAATCGTCCATTATCGAAAGAAGAAGCAGAGGCAAAAAGACTTTCAGCTGAAGCTGAAGTTTACGGTGCTCTTCCTGAGTACCTTAAAAACATGGCTTGGCAAAGCTCTAAGGAAGGTATGGAGGCACAGCTGGAAATGGCTCGTAAGGATGCCTTCCAGAAGGGTAAAACAGGTTTAATGTTCTCTACCCTGGCTAATCTTCCTCAGACGATTGCCAACGCTGTAAGTCCTTACGGTGGTCCAGAGGGTGCTCGCATGGCTTATGAGGGCATGAGTCGCATTCCTGGAATCTACTCAGAGACTATGCGTAGTTTCCCTCAAATTCAAGTTCCCGCAAGTAGCTATTCTTCAACTAGATACTTTTAGGTAACTTAGAATCATGATTGGATCTCCAATTTATTCATCTTCTAATTGGGGTGTAGCTGATTTTGATACCAGCGCCTGGGGATCTAACTACGACACCGGTAAAAAACCAAAATCAGGAGGTAAAAAACCAATGGCATTTGGATGGGATGATGCAATCTTAGGCGTTGGGATGCTCGCCCAAGGTGCCTTTGGTGCAATTGGTGCTAACAAGCAAGCTAATACCCAAGCTGCAATTGCTAATGCACAGATGGCCGCTCAGGCCGATGCAATACGTAATTCACGTGATATGGCTAAAGGCCAGATTGCGATGGGTATGTGGAGCAATCTGTTTAATACCACTACGGCTGCCGATATTGACTTTAGTCGTCAGCTGGCAGCAAAACGAAAAGAATACAGCGAGTTCATTCCAAAAGGTTTTGGATTAGATCGTGAACAAACTCGCTGGCAAACTGATTTTGCTTTAAGTCCTGCTGCTCGTGAATTAGCTTCTAGGCAGAGGTTAGGTAGAGTGAAGGAAGCAATTGCTCCTGGCAGAGCACAAATGACGGGCATGTTTGGTCGAATTGCCCAAGCACCTACAGAATCATTCATGGTTTAAGTTATGGGCGGTGGCGGTACTCGGGTAAGTTATCAAGCACCTCCAAAGGACGACACCTTTGAGAGGTTATTGCAATATCAACAAGCTTCAGAGCAAAGAGCAGAGGCACGTGCTGCTGCTGAACGTAAAGCAGAAGAAGATAAAGAAGCTGCTCGTAAGGCCGCTGGACAGGCTGGATATGGTTCACTCAAGTCTGGCATTACATCTCAGCTTCAACAGGGCTTAATTGGCTACGAAGATGCCTCTTCTCGTCTTCGGGATTACGCTCTGAAGTACGACATGACTCCTCCGGAGACGGACGTTTCCGAGTTGGGTCAGCTTTATCAACAAGAGATTCTCCCTGGTCGTCGTCAGACTGCCGTTGGTGCAGCATACGAAGAAATCCTGGGTCGTCAGGCGACAGAAGAAGAACGTTCCAAGGCCATGGAGCGTTTTCAGCAAGGTTATTACTCTTCTAATCAAGAGCTTCGCGATTCTCTTTATAAAAGTGAAGAGTATCAAGATAAATACAATCAGAGTTATCTCGACAATTACTACGACACGAAGTTCGGTAAGCAAACTGTTGACGAAGCCGGTAAGAAAACAGGCGTTCGTACCTTTAAATTTGATTCAAAATATCTGCCTAATTATCTAGGAACTGATCTGGCTGATCGTGCTCAGGTTCAGACTCCTGATTTCGGTGATCAGTTTGAAGGTTCTCCTGCAGAGCTGGAAGAACAGATTCAGAATATGCGCGATACCAGGCAGTATTTATACAGCGCTGGTCTAACGAATCTTCAGGGTGAGATTGATAAAGAGACTCAAAAACTCAAGAATGAAGGCTTGAAAGAAGTTACAAAGATTCAACAGGAAGGCAATCTTTACAGTAGTTTATTGCAAGGCTTCTGGAGTTAACTTAAGTTTTGCATTGCTATAATTATTTTAAATTTCAAGTACTGAAATGACTAGCTCTTTACCCGCAGGCCAGACCGGCACTGAAGGTGATTATTTCGATATTGCCAAATTCGAAGAACTGCTGAATCGCCTCGAAGCCTCTAAAGGCCGCCAGCAGCGCCAAAAATCCTTGGAAGGCCGTCGCGATATCTATGCGCAAGGTCTTGCCAGCATGATGTCCAACTTCTGATTTATAAATCGTGACTAACTCTTTACCCGCAGGCCAAGTAGGCACCGAAGGTGATTATTTCGATATTACCAAATTCGAAGAGCTTCTGAATCGCCTTGAGTCCTCTAAAGGTCGTCAACAGCGCCAGAAGTCTCTGGAAGGCCGCCGTGACACTTATGCTCGGGGCATGTCCAACATGATGAGTAACTTCTAATTTTTCTTGTAAGATTGGTGAGCCATGACCAGTAGTGTTCCTCCCGGACAAATAGACGTTGACGATTGGTTTGATTTAGACAAATATCGTCAAGCAGCTGGCGTGGCTTACGAATTTTCCAAGAAGAAAATGGAGACTGCTGGTGAGCAAGAACGTGAAACCATCGGAAAAGGAGCTGGAGAGCAACGAACATCGGCAGCTCAGCAGCAGGAGTTCGCAGAGAAAGACGAAGCACGAGATTACGAACAAGCCCAACGAGCTTATCGATATTGAGTTATTTGATGCCTGGGTGGACAACTTAGATTCTTCTACCCAGGAATCATTTAATTTATTTGCTTCTCAGAATTACTCAGTCATTGAGGTTTATCTTTACTCTCGATTCCTTGGGTATCGAGGGAGTATTACTGCGTGTGATCTTTGGGTTAATTCCAATTACAAGAAACCTGATCACCGTAAAACACTCTTGTATCAGATCGATGAGATGCAAGAAGACATTCGCAAACTCCGTGACGCAATCGAAGACGGTGTTGTGAAGCGTGATGCTGGAGTTGCGCGTATTGCCTCCATGCAAAAAGAACTCCGTGGTGCAATTGCACAGGTAGAAGAATTCACTGGCATGAAAGATCGTAAGGGTCTTTTGATGGCTGGTGCTGATCGTGCCATTCGTGAGTTGATGTTTATCTTCAAGGATGATCCAATTGAGATCCCCCTGGAAGAAGCAACAATGAGTGTATGGTCTCGCATGCAATTGGAAGAATAATACATTTTAGAATTGTTCTATAGATATTAATAGTCAAATGGGTGCGGGTAATCCACGCAAAGCCGTAAAACTTGCCGGGAAGGGTGTTCGTCCCGGTGATGCAGTCAGTAAGCGTAAGTTTGCAAAACAGGAAGAAACAGCTCGTCCCCTCGGAGTTCCCGACATGGTTCAGCGTCAGGGGCAACAACCCGGTTACGGTCTTGTGTCTGATCCTGGAATGTTTGGCCGTGCTTCCCATGGTGCACCTGAGTTCGAGCAACTTAAGGCTCAGATGCGTTCGATGAATCAACTTCGTAACACTGGCGGTAGGATCTGATGGCTAAAGGAAAAATGCCACCCCAGCTTCTTGAGTACTTCAAGAAAAAAGAAGCTAAGAAGGAGGATGGCTCTGAGATGAGCGATAAAGAGAAGCGTAAAGCCGCTTTAGATAAAGCTCGCAAGTATAAGGATCAAAAACGTAAATCTTCAAAGTAAGTTAGTATTCAATTGTTAACTGAATACTGATCGTGCCTTCTTATATTCACCTGGCCCACAGACGTAATGCTCGCGCTGCGTCCAAGAACTTTAAGGTTAAGGAGAATCCAAACGAGAAGCTACTCGAGAGGGCACGGGAAGACTTTGGTTATTTCTGTGATTACGTAGCTGATAAACCTCCGGCAGAACACCATAAAGCCTGGAACCGTCATTTTGTTACGGAAGAAGACAGCTCCTGCCTGTTGCGTATTGCAGGACCGAATGTCGATCTTCTGGCACCACGGGGCTCAGCTAAAAGCACGGTTCTCGGTTTGCTAACGGCATGGGCCATTGGCATTCATACCCAGGCAAAACGTCCATTACAGATTCTTTATCTGTCTTATACGGTTGACATTGCACGTTCTAAGTCCGCAACAATCAAACGTATTATTGAGAGCAAACGATATCAAGAAGTCTTCCCTACCGTTCGCCTTTTGAAGAACGTAACCAGTAACGAGTACTGGTCAATTGATCATAAATTTGCAGGTATCGATACAACTGGTGAAGAACAATTTACCTTGTGTGCTGCAGGTCTCAAGGGTTCAGTGACATCAAAACGATCTCACCTTGTGATGATCGATGACGCAATCAAATCTGCTGCTGATATTTCCAACCCTGACATCCGTAAACAGATGCAGGAGAACTGGAACGCGGTTATCGCACCGACCATGTTCGAGGGTGGTAGAGCAATCTGTCTTGGTACTCGTTTTAGGCATGATGACATTCATGCGACAACGTTTAATGAGCAGAACAACTGGTCTCAGATTGTTCTCTCTGCCATTTACAACGATCCTGTTAGCGGTGACGAGAAGTCGTATTGGCCAGAGATGTGGTCACTTGATTATCTGAAGGAAAAGAAAAGACAGGCCCCAATTGCTTTTTCCTTCCAGTACATGAACAAGATCATTCGTCAGAATGAGCTGTCCTTGGCACCGGAATTATTGGTTAAAGCTGAGATTTCAACAGAGTTTGATGCTCTTGGAATTGGCGTTGACCTCTCAGCTGGCACCAAAGAAAAGAATGACTATACCGTAATGGTGTTAGGTGGAAGGATTGGAGATCGCATCCACATCATTGATTACAGGCGTCTCAGGGTGATGGGCAACCTCGAGAAGTTGGATGCAATGAAGGAACTACTTAATGATTGGTCTGTGATTGGTCGAGATGAAAGCGGGAATTACTTTCCAACTTATTCGACTTGTGATATCTGGTCAGAGGC